AAGTCGGTATTGGGATATCCGCCGTTTTGGCGTGGCGTGAATATCCTGTCAGATGACTGTGCGGGACTGCCTTTCGATGTGTACCGTAGGAACGGTGACGATCGCGAAGTGGACTGGGAGCATCCGGCTCAACGTCTGCTGAACGATGATGCCTCGCCAGTGATGTCTGCTTACAAATTCCGTCAGACGATGGAATCGCACGCTCTGACCTATGGCAACGGGTACGCATACATTGAGCGGGACATGCGGACGTTTGATCCGCTGGCGTTTTGGATTCTTGATCCACAGCAGACGGTGATTCGGTACGTCGATGGTGATCTGTGGTACGCGACGACGATTGATGGCCGGCAGCACAAGTACCCTGCACGAGAGATATTCCATATTTCAGGGCTAACCAGCAACGGAATCGCGGGGTATTCGGCGTTGGATCTGTTCGCGGAGGCACTGGGATTGCCTATCGCGGCACAGCGATTCGGTGGGAAATTCTTCGAGCAGGGGTCCAATATGAGCGGGATTCTCATGGTCCCGCACGGATTCAAGGAAGAAAAGATCCGAAACACGCTCGCAGCGTGGGATCAGATGGCGACGGGCATCAGCAAGGCACATAAAGTCGCATTGCTTCAGGACGGTGTGAAGTGGCAACCGACGACGATCACACCGAATGAGGGTCAATTTATCGAGACACGCGAATCCGAGGTGCGGATGACGGCTGCGAACATTCTCGGGCTACCTGCTCACCTGCTCGGAGACAACTCAAAGAGCAGCCACAACAGCCTCGAGCAGGAATCAATGAGCTATCTGGATCACAGTCTCGATCCGCGATTGCGAACGTGGGAGGCGGAAGCCAGTCGGAAGCTGTTGGCAGCACAGCAGCGATTCGAGCGTACTCATTTCTGCGAGTACAACCGAGAAGCAAAGGTCCGCATGCAGTTCAGCCAGAAGATTGACGGAATCTTCAAGGAGATGAGCATGGGGATTCTGACGGTCAACGAATCACGTAAGTTGCTGAACATGCCACAGATCGGAGATGATGGCGATCAGCGATTCAGGCCAGCGAACTGGATGAAGCTGGACGAGGAAACGCCAGAACCAATCGAGATGCCACCAGTGGACGATGACGGCGAAACGGCAAACGAGCCAACGGAAGCAGATGACACGCTCGAGGCGTTTATTCGCGGGGCAGCACAGGCAGCGATTGACTTTGAATGTCGAAAGATGGTGTCAATCGCGGCGAATGCGAATCAGTTTCTGGATCGCGTGGCAGCGTTTTATGAGAAATGGACACAGACAGCAGTCTCGACGATTGGCAACGCGAAAGCAGATCAGATCCGAGCGAAACATGCAGCGGACAGCCAGCGTCAGATCATCGAGGTAGCGGGAAGCTGTTCGGCTGCGAATCTTCAGGACAATGTGCGTGAATTGGTCGCCACATGGGGTAATCGGGCAGAATCACTGTTCAAAGAGCTAAGGGGAACGATATGAGACCGAAAATCACGCTGAAAATGCCACTGAATGACGCGGGAATCGACGCAAATACGGACGATAAGCTGCGGATCAGCTATCTGAAAACAGATGAAACGCTCGATGTGTGGCTGCATGGGGCAGTCGGTGATGAGTTCACGGAGACGGATTCTGGTTCGATTGGTCGCATTTTGCGTCAGAATAGTCGGATGCCGGTCAATTTCCGGGTCAATTCGCCCGGTGGATTGGCGTATGACGGGGTTGCGATGTTCAACGCACTTCAGTCTCACGACGGAAAGACCACCGGCATCATCGAGGGCATGGCTGGATCTGCTGCATCACTGGCAGTTCTGGGATGTGATGAGGTCCACATGCACGCGGGGGCGGTATTTCATCCGCACTACAGTCTCATTGTGGCATTCGGGCATCAGGCACAGATTCGCGATGCGTTGGCAGTCCAGGAACAACTGGACAATGATCTGGAGCAGTTGTATTCGTCGGTCAGCGGTCGCACGATTACTCAGGTCAAAGATGATCTGGAAGGTCCGAACGGTGACGGGACGCGATTCGGGGCACAGTCGGCATTGGACGCTGGTTATGTGTCGCGGATCATCAAGACGACTGGACCGAAGGCGAGTGCAGACGACGAATTGAAGCGGCGACAGGTCGCGAAAGCAAAGCTGGCAGTGTTGCAGTTGATGCCTCAAAATTAAACTAGACACAACTATCTGATTTGATAGTATTCGTGAGCTGGCCACTGTCGCATAAGACATGCCCGCACACTATCGCCCGACTCCGCATAAGGTGTCAGCGAAATTGGTACCCTCATCCAATTTACGCTGGCACCTTTTTTCGTGTCAGCAACCTGATAAGGAACTGACACAATGAGCATCAAAGCACAGCTAGAAAAGCTGTCAAAGGAGCGGAACACGCTTCTGGACAAAGCGAAGGAACTGCTGGCATCAGCACAGGACGCCGGTCTGAGCGATGAGCAGGAAGCGGAAGTCGATCAGATGACGGCATCTGCGGAAGAACTGGACGGACAGATCAAAGAGCTGCTTGAAAAAGAGCAGAAGATGAAGTCCCGTCTCGATGCAATCAATGGATTCGATGACCATTCGGACGCGATCAATGCGGCTCGAGGGATTCACATCGAAAGCCCGCCTGCTCGGCAGGAAACGTCAAACAGCATCCCGGCACGATGTCGCCGGCATGGCAAGTTGACGAACTTCACTGGCGATGAAAACGGCATGTCTGCTGAAGAGCGGGCATTCCGATTCGGTCAGTGGGCACTGGCAAAGATCACGATGGATATGCCTGGTCAATTCGGCGGGCGTTTCCAGTATTCGCGGCAATTTGCACATGACCAGTTCGGCCTGCCGACGATGGTTCATGGCGAAGGCAGCAGCGATACCAGTGGTGCTCACGTATTCGTGCCCGATGAATTCGGCACGGACCTGATCAAGCTCCGTGAGATTTACGGGGTGGCTCGTGGCGTGTTCAAGTATCGCACGATGAGCAGCGATACACGGACTGATCCGCGTCGAACGGGTGGTCTGACTGCGTATTTCGTTGGCGAAAATGCTGCGGGTACGGAATCAGATGCTGCCTATGATCAGGTGACACTGACAGCGAAAAAGCTGATGGCTATCACTCGCATGTCGTCGGAACTGAATGAAGATTCGGTGATCGACTTCGGTAACGAGTTGGCTGGTGAAATCAGCTACGCATTCGCCAACAAGGAAGATGAGTGTGCCTTCAACGGTGACGGAACATCGACCTATGGCGGAATCGTTGGTCTGCGGACGCAACTGGACACACTGACAGCGGGCACTGCTCCCGGTCTGATTCAGGGTGCTGGTGCAACGTGGGCGAGCCTGACGCTTCAGAACTTCGAAGATGCTGTGGGTGCTCTGCCTCAGTATGCGGATGTTCCTGGTCAGGTCTACTGGATCTGTCACAAGACGTTTTTCCACAGTGTTATGCACTCGCTGATGAATGCTGCTGGCGGAAACACATCGTCAGAATTGGCAGCGGGCGGTATCCGTTCGTACCTGGGCTATCCGGTTCGATTCTCGCAGGTGTGGCCATCTGCCACGGCATCCGGTCACATTCCAGTTGTCATTGGCAACTATATGCAGGTTGGTTGCTTCGGTGATCGTCGCATGGAAACGATCTCATTCAGTGATCAGGCCACCGTTGGCGGTCAGTCACTCTGGGAACGTGACCAGATGGCAGTCAAGGGCACTCAGCGGTTCGACATCAACATTCACGACTTCGGCAGCAACACTGTCGCTGGTCCTGTTGTTGGTATCGAAACTCAGTAGTCAGGATGAACCGTAGGCGGGTGCATGGGTGCCCGCCTTTTCCTTACACGATCATGCTTTTAAGGAGCAATCAATAATGTTGGAATCACGTCTCGACGGTTCAACTGTACTGATCTCGCCACAGGCGATGACAAACAGTGCCACCGTCACAGCAAACCTGGACACGCAGGGAGCGGCACACGCCACTATCCGCATCGCATTCGCAGCCGAAGTCAACACCAATGCCATCGGGCCTACCATTAGCCTGCTGGAATCGGATGACACGGTTGTGACGAACTTCGCCACCGTGACCGCAGATCGAACAGCGGAAGACATCACATCGGCAAAGGTCGTTCAGTACGATGTGGACTTGCGTGGACGCAAAAAATACCTACGTCTTTCGGTCACCACAGAAACCACGACGAACGATAACGTCACGCTGTCAGCAGTGGCGACGAAATCACGTCAGGGTGAATCTGGCGGCACAGACGTTCTGGTGAATGTCTGATGGGCGGTGGCTCAATCAATTATCATCCTCTGGTGCCGTGGTTGATCGGAAAAGCCAGAAACGTCTACACGCAATTTGGTGAGGACGGATTGATTGAGGCCACATTCGAAACGATTGGAACAACGAACAGACACTGCTTTGAAATCGGGGCAGCGGATGGGTTGTTTTATTCGAATACGCTACGCCTTCGGGAGTCCGGTTGGATGGCCGTTCTCCTGGAGGCAGACGCGAATCAGTTCTCGAAGTTGCAACGCGATTACGGTGACACGGCAGTCTGCATCGAAGGCAGGGTGACGGATCTCGACGCGGAACTGGCAAAGACTGGAATCAGTCAGAATCCCGACTTCGGTGTGATCGACATCGACGGGCAAGACTATTGGATGTGGTTAGATTTGGAGGAGTACCGGCCTCGCGTGATGCTGGTTGAGATTTATCCACCTGACAGGAAGCAACCGTTTCCTAAGCGTGGAGCGAATGGAGGTCAGGCAGGACTGGACGCAATCGAGTCGCTAGGCATATCGAAGGATTATGTTTTGGTGGCGACGACGTATTGCAACGCTCTGTTTGTCGCAAAAGAGGAATTGATGGATGTCCGTTACTGAGGTTGAACAGTCACTGAAGCTGAACATCGGAAGCGGTGAGACAGAGCTGCCGGGATTCACGAACATCGACCGGCGGGACGGGAAAGAAGCGTATCCGCTGGAATACGAGACAGACAGCGTTGATGAAATTCGAGCGTCACACATTCTGGAGCATTTCAGCTTTCGTGAAGCGATTAGCGTTCTGGAAGAATGGGTCCGTGTGCTGAAACCGGGCGGACTGATTCGGATCGCGGTCCCTGATGTGGACAAATGCCTCAAGTCAAATCACAAGAATCGTCTGTTCTATTTGATGGGCGGTCAGACGGATGAGAACGACTTCCACAAGTCCGCATGGGATGAGAATCGGCTGCGAAGCTACATGGAACTGGCTGGACTTGGTTCGATTGAATCGTGGGAATCGGACGGACTGGATACATCGGCACATGAGGTATCACTAAATCTGCAAGGTCGCAAGCTGGCAGAAGATGAGGTCACGGAGCAAAAGCATCTGGACGTGAAAATCGGTGCTTATATGACGTTGCCACGGTACGAGGCAGTGGCGGCACGTTCCACCATTGAATCAAGTTGTCGGGAACTGGGGATTGGTCTGGCGACATCGCAGGGCGTGTTCTGGGGGCAGTGCATGCAGCGGATGTTCAACGATGCAATTGAGCAGGGCGTTGAATGGATTCTGAGCATTGATTCCGACTCAATGTTCAACACCGGACACCTTGAAAAGCTGTTGCAGCAATTCGCACAGACGCCTGAAGCGGATGCAATGGCGGCGTTGCAGTGTAGACGCGGGAAAGGGTTTCCGTTGATGACGATCGAGGGGCAGACATCGCAAACGATCTCAGACAAAAAACCATTTCGGGTGACAACAGCACACTTCGGACTGACATTGATTCGGGTATCGGCGTTGAAGGAAGTGGCGAAGCCGTGGTTTTTCAGTCGGCCTGATTCGGATGGTGAATACGGCGATGACAGATTGGATGATGACATCTGGTTCTGGCATCAGTGGAAAGAGGCGGGCAAAAGTATCTACGTGGCACCAGATGTATCGATCGGCCATCTGGAAGAAACGGTTGCCGTATTTGATGACGATCTGAATCCGCGAATTGAGTACCTGAACGAATGGCGGGAAAAGAATCTCAACCGAAGGCAGTACAGTTTCTAGTCCCGTGGATGGGGTTCGATGCTGGATCTGTCACAAGTACGCTGTCACCAGGCGTCATGTCAACGCTTGTCACGCTTGGCAAGGCGGAGGCATATCGGGAGCCACGTAAGCGGAAGACACGTAAGAATGAAAAACCTGAATAGCACATACCGGGTTTCCGTCGAACCGACTGTCGAACCGCTCGACCTGAGCGAGTTGAAGGAACGGTTGCGTATTCTGACTTGTGATTTCGATGTCGAGTTGACTGATCTGATGGTCGCAGCTCGGAAACAGGTCGAATACGACACAAAGCGAAAGCTGATCACTCAGACGATGATTCTGACAATGGATGCGTTTCCTTCTGGAAATGCCATCGAGTTGAGACAGATTCCAGTGCAGTCAGTCACGTCTGTGCAATACGTGGATGAGGACAGGGCAACGCAGACGTTCAGTTCCGCATTGTATGACACGGACCTGAACAGCGAGCCGGCTCGGATTGTGCTGCTGGAGGATGAATCGTGGGAGGACACGGAGCCACAATATCCTGCGGCAGTCACCGTGACATTTGTTGCGGGATATGGCGACGACGCAACGTCAGTTCCTGTCGAAGCAAAGCTGGCGATTGTGGAATGGTGCAGAATGCACTGGGGAAGCTGCGACGGGGATCACCTGAAGTATCAGAACCTGGTGAATCATCTGGCGTGGACGGGCATCGGAGCACCGATCTAATGAGATGTGCGAGCGAATACAATAAGCGGGTTGTGATTCAGCAACTGACGGGGACTGCGGATGATCACGGACACATTGACATCACGTCTGCTTCGAATTGGACGACGTATGCAAATGCGTATGCCACTGTTAAGAGCAAGGGAGGCAGGGAATTCTGGAAAGTCGATCAAGTCAATGCGGACGTTGACCACGTCTGGCGGGTGCAGTGGACGAAAACGCTAGCGGCTGCGACACCTGATATGCAATTGGTCAGCGAGGATGTGACGTATGAGATTCTCGCTGTGATTGATGTCGATCTGGCTCATGAGGTCATCGAGATTCAGACGAAACGGCGAGTCCAATGACGGTTTACGTGACGGGAATAAAAGAGCTGGATCGGAACATTGAAAAGCTGACAGAAAAGGTGCAGAAGAAAGTTGCCACGGCAGCGGTGCGTAAGGGATTGCAGGCTGCGGTGAAAGGGATCAAGGCAGAGATTCCATCCAAGTACAAAGAGGCACGGAAGGCGATTGGATGGAGTTTTAAGGTAGACCGATCACGTAAATCGGACACCTACGGCCAGAAGGTTGGCAAGGTTGGCTCAAAAGTAGGCAAGAAACGAGCCAAGCTCAAAGAGTGGGGCATCAAGCAGAAAGAGAAGCGAAGGTCGGCAGGGAAGCGTGGTACAGGTATTGCTCCGAACAATCTGCACTGGTTTATCACGGGGACAAGGCGGATGAAACCGAAATGGCCGGGCTTGGCGAAACGAGGAATGAATTCGTCGAAGTCAGAAATTAGACAAGCGGTCACAAAGGCATTCGCTGACGGTATCAGAAAAGAGGCATTCAAACTGTGAGAGGCGGACTTGTTTCAGTTCTGAAGAATGAAGGCACGATTTCAACGTACGTTGGATCGCGTGTTTACATCGGCAAAGCTCCGCAGAAAGCGGCATTGCCTTACATCGTGATAACGCAAATGGGATCGGATGAGTTTCTGTCACTGGATGGCACTGGTTCACTGAGGGCGGTTGATTTCGACATCGATTGCAAAGCTGCATTAAGTACAACGGCGGAGGATATCGGAAACGCGGTGCGGGTGTTTCTGGATGATTACACGGGGGCAGCAGGCAGCCAGACG